ACTGACCCTGAAATAAAAACATACTTACGTTGTACAGCTAACCCCGGAGGGGTTGGGTCTCATTGGGTAAAACAAAGATACATAGAACCTAATGAAAACAATAAAAGCTTTAAAGGCACTGATGGCTTAACAAGAAAGTTTATACCTGCTAAGTTAGCTGATAACCCTTACCTAGATGCTGATGGTGTTTATGAGCAGATGCTTAAGTCATTACCTGCTACACAAAGACAACAACTCTTAGAAGGTAACTGGGATGTTGCTGAAGGTGCAGCTTTTACAGAGTTTGACCCATTAGCTCATGTTATTACTCCTTTTGCTCTTCCTGTACACTGGGAAAGAGTTAAAGGTATTGACTATGGTTACGCATCAGAATCTTGTTGTTTATGGGGAATAATGGACATAAACGATAATACTTTAATAATATATAGAGAATTATACAAAAAAGGCTTGACAGGTGAGGAATTAGCCTCTATAATAACAGATATGGAAACAGAAGACCCTTTCTCAGTGAGTGGGGTTTTAGATACAGCAGCATGGGCAAATACAGGAACAACTGGTCCTACTGTTGGAGAAAGTTTAGTTAGAGCTGGTCATAAATTAAGACGAGCTGATAAGAATAGAATACAAGGTAAAATACAAATACACGAGTATTTAAAGATTAGAGAGAACGGTAGACCTAAGTTACAGATATTTAATACATGTCCTAACTTAATAAGAGAATTACAGTCAATACCATTATCTAAAACTAATCCTGAAGATGTGGATACACACGCTTCTGACCACGCATATGATGCATTACGTTATATGATAATGAGTAGACCTAGAATGGTAAGCCCGTTAGAACGTATCAGAGGTTTAAAAAGAGAAATGTATAGACCGGTAGACTCAACCTTTGGTTATTAAAAAATATGGTAGAAGATAGAAATACATTTTTAAACGCTGATAGCATCTATCAAGAAGTAGAAGGTGAAGCTGGAGTTCAATTAACTTTAGAAGAAGACCAACAAAGAAATCTTATTGGTATTATCAAAGGGCGTTATGCTCAAGCTGAAGAAGCTAGACAGACTGACGAGACTCGTTGGTTAAAAGCGTATGAGAACTACAGAGGTCTATATGCTAAAAGTGTTAAGTTTAGAGAATCAGAAAAGTCTAGAGTATTTGTAAAAGTTACTAAGACTAAAGTACTAGCTGCCTTTGGACAGTTAGTTGATGTTATCTTTGGCACAGGTAAGTTCCCCATAGGAATTGCTGAAACTAAAATACCTGAAGGCGAAACAAGTTTTGCACATCTTGACGCTACAAACCCTACACCCGGAATAGAAACTACACAAGGCGAGATACCTGATGATATAGGTAATAGACTAGAAGACGAGCCTAATCCATATGATGTTGGTTACGAAGGAGATGGTAGAACTTTAAAACCCGGTGCAACATTTTACAACGGAATGTTTGAGGATAGTCTTGAAGACCAAGCTGAAGAAGCTGGTATTCTTAAAGATGGAACAAGCCCTGACCCACAAAAGATTGAAGTATCTCCTGCACAAAGAGCTGCAAGAAGAATGGAAAAACTTATCCATGACCAAATAGAAGAATCAAATGGCAACGCTGAAATAAGAAATGCTCTTTTAGAATCTGCTTTGTTAGGCACAGGGATTGTAAAAGGACCATTTAACTTTAATAAAAAACTTCACAAATGGGATACTTCTGAAGAAGGCGAAAGAGTTTATAATCCATTAGAAGTTAGAGTACCTAGAATAGAGTTTGTAAGTTGTTGGGATTTTTATCCTGACCCTAACGCTACTAACATGGATGAATGTGAATATGTTATACATAGACACAAAATGAACAGAAGTCAATTAAGACAGTTAAGAAACATGCCTTACTTTGACGATGACTCAATACGTAGTGCAATACAAATGGGTGCTAATTACGTAGAAAAAGATTTTGAAAGCCAGTTAAAAGACGATGCTAGAAGTGACGAAGAGATGAACAATAGTTACGAAGTCTTAGAATACTGGGGAATGATGGATGCAGAGTATGCACGAGAAGTAGGTATCGACTTACCCGACACTGTTGATGACCTAGATGAAGTACAAGTAAACATATGGACATGTGGTACTTACTTGTTAAGAGCTGTACTTAATCCATTCACTCCATACAGAATACCATACAACGCTTTCCCATACGAAAGAAATCCTTATAACTTCTTTGGTATCGGTGTAGCAGAGAATATGGATGACTCTCAACAAATTATGAATGGTCATGCAAGAATGGCTATAGATAACTTAGCAATGTCAGGTTCTTTAGTATTTGATGTAGATGAGTCTGCTTTAGTTGGTGGACAGTCAATGGAAATATATCCGGGTAAAGTCTTTAGAAGACAAGCTGGAATGCCGGGACAAGCTATACATGGTTTAAAGTTTCCTAATACATCACAAGAAAACTTAATGATGTTTGACAAGTTCAGACAACTTGCAGATGAACAAACAGGTATACCTAGTTACTCACATGGACAAACAGGTGTCCAAAGTATGACAAGGACTGCTTCAGGCATGTCAATGTTAATGGGAGCATCTAGTTTAAATATTAAAACAGTTATCAAAAACCTTGATGACTTTTTATTAAAGCCACTTGGAGAATCTTATTTCCAGTGGAACATGCAATTCTTAGAGGATGATTTGGATGTCAAAGGTGATTTAGAAGTTAAGGCTACTGGAACAAATAGCTTGATGCAGAAAGAAGTTAGAAGTCAAAGACTTACTATGTTCTTACAAACTGCACAAAGTCCTGCTATTGCTCCATTTGTTAAGATTTCTAAACTCGTTAGTGAACTTGCCTACAGCTTAGACTTAGACCCTGATGAAATACTCAATGACCCTGAAGAAGCAGCTATCATGGCACAAATAATAGGAATGCAAAATGCTGGACAAACAAATGGCGAGGAAGCTCAACCCAATGGTCAACAGCCCCCAATGGGAGGACTTGAAGGAACACCTCAAGAACCTCAAGAACTTGGAGCTACAGGCACTGGTGGTGGCAACATCGGAACAGGAAATGTACCGGTTGCAGGGGAAACTGAATTTACTGGGTAAGTTAGAACAGTTAGACTTACAAGTTAAAGAAGCAATTAACAGACATAAAGAGGATTAAATAATATGTTACAGTTTATAAATGAATTTATAGCACTAATACCTACAATAGTTATGTGTGCATCTTTAATATGTGCAGCAACGCCTACACCTAAAGATGATGCAGCATTATCTAAAGTATACAAATTTTTAGACTGGTGTGCATTAAACATCGGCAAAGCAAAGGAGAAGTAGAATGCCATACGGAACAGGAACATATGGAAGTAAAGTAGGTAGACCTAAAAAGTCTATGTTATCAGATGACAGAAATTCTTATGGAGCAGGTGCAATAGTTAAGAAAAGTTATAAAGCACTTAAAAAACAATATGAAGACCATGTAGAAAAAGTTGCTGAAGATTATGGTGATGAATATAGAATAAGCAATGCTCCGTCAAAAACAAGAAAAGTTACTCCTAAAGAAGCTGAACAAATTTTAAAAGTAGTTAATAACTATGAAATACCTTTTGGAGGAACAGAAGGGACATTAGATAGATTATTTGAGTATGAATTAGAAATGGTTGCTGCTGGTAAAAAACCACAAGAATTAAATCATTGGTGGTTTGCTGTAGATGACTCTACGGATGATTATGTTAATAGTTTAACTCCTGATGAAGGACTTTTCCTAGCACTTGATTTTTCAAAAAACTCTCAAAGACCAGCAACCAAAGAATTAGCAAGAAAACAAAAAAGTGCTGGTGGTATACTAACAAAACTATTTAAACTTGCTAAAAAAGAACAACCTAAAAAAGTTAAAGAACAAGACATAGATAGAATACTCGATAACTTGTCAGACGAACAAATGAGTAAGTTATCTCCAATAGAAATAGAACAACTACTAGATATGGACTTAGCAAAGTCAGGTGTTGATAACATTCCTACAAAGTCTACTAAAAAAGACATTGATAAAATACTAGGTGGTTTAACTGATAAAGAAATGGAAAACTTATCAGACATTGAAATAGAACAACTACTAGACATGGACTTAGAAAAGTACGGTAGAAAAGGTAAAAAGAAAGGTGGTCTTCTTGATGACGATAGACAAACCTATGGTGCTGGTAGTCTTGTTAAAAAAATAATAAAAGAAATACCAGATGTAGTACAAGATTTAACAGCTAAAAAAGCTCCTAGAGCTAAAGTTCAAATTAAAAAACTTGAAACAAAAGCAGATAACTTATATAAAGTAAGAGAATCAATTCAAAATAATAAAAAAGAATATGATGCTGAAAACTATAATGATGCACTTGCTTCTATTGATAATTCAATTAATAGTATAAATGATGAACTAAGAGAACTAGGAATTAATCCTTCTAAAAAGAATTATGAAGCAAAAACTAGAGCTAATAAAGCTGACGGTGGTATGCTTCCTGATAATGATATGGAAGAAAACTACACAAGATTTATAATGGATGAAGCATTAAGTGAAGAAGAAGAAGATATGCTTGTAACCAAACTAGAACAAGATAAAGAACTACAAATGTTATTTGATAAAGTAATAGATGTAGCACAAGAATTTGCTGGGAACGGACCTGTTGAAGGACCGGGAACAGGAGTCTCTGATGACATACCTGCAAGGTTGTCTGATGGGGAATTTGTTTTCACTGCGAAAGCTGTAGAAGAAATCGGAGAAGACAATTTAATGTCTATGATGAAAGACGCTGAAGCTGCTGCAGATGGAAGACAAGGTTTTGCTGAAGGTATGATGGTAAAAGAAAAGCCTCAATCAATGTTATCTCAAACCGGTATTATCCAAGAGGATGGAGTTGGTGAAGGAATAACAGAAGATATGAGAAAAGAAGTTACTAAAAATATCTACAGCTAAACAAACTAACGATAAAGCCACCCTATTAGCGTAGGCACTTTATCATTTTAATAACCGAAAGGCTACCTTTACAAACAAGCCCTCTAGTCGACATAGAGCTACCTTGTGAAACAAGCCCTGAGTAGGAGAATAGAAAATGACTAATACAGTCCAACAGGAAGAACAAGCGAATCCTTATAACGCAAAGAAAGATTACCATGTAGAAGATACACCTTTTACCCCTGCTAATCAATTATATTTTGAAGAGCCTTCTGAAAAGAATAAACTCTTCGATAGTAATGACATAACTGAAGTTACATCTACAGCCAATGTTAATACTGAAGAACTGGATGCTCCTTATAAGAGACCAGACTATAAAAAAAGATATGATGATTTAAAAAGACATTATGATAGTAAACTTAATGAGTTTAAATCTAGAGAACAAGAGTTAATTGAAGAGGCTACTAGTAATAGAACCGAATACAAAGCTCCTAAATCTCCTGAAGAACTAGAAGAGTTTAAAAATAACTATCCTGATGTTTACGAAGTCGTAGAAACCGTTGCTCATTTACAATCTGAGACTAAAGCAAAAGTTCTAGAAGAACGCCTTAGTAAACTCCAAGAACGTGAAAATCAACTAGTACGACAAGATGCAGAAAAAAGATTAATGGAAAGACATTCTGATTTTGAAGATATCAGAAACAGTGATGACTTCCATAGTTGGGCAAAAGAACAGCATTCATCTATCCAAGCTTGGGTATATGATAATGATAACAATGCTGACTTAGCTTCACGTGCTTTAGACTTGTTTAAAAAAGATTTAGGAATTGACCTTCCAAAGGATATGTCATCTTCTAAACAGACTAGAAAATCTGCTGCTGATATGGTCTCTACTAAAACAAAAAGTATAGAACCTAATCAACAAAAGGTTTGGTCTGAAAAGGAGATTTCTGCAATGAGTGTTGCTGAATTTGATAAATTTGAAAAAGAGATATCAGATGCAATGCAAATGGGCAGAATCGTAAAATAACTATTATAACTTAAAGGAAATATATCATGGCTCAATTTTTTGAACCCGGAACTGATACTAATGCAAACTTTGCAAACTCCGTAAGTGGACAAACTAATAGTTTCTTCCTACCTTCCGTATACTCTAAGAAAGTTCTAAACTTCTTTAGAAAGGCAAGTGTAGTTGAAGCTATTACTAACACCGACTATGCCGGTGAGATATCTGCTTTTGGAGACTCTGTAAAAATCATTGGTGAACCAACAATCTCTGTATCTGATTATACAAGAGGTTCTGACACGACTGCAACTAAACTAACTGATGCTGAAACAACTCTTGTTGTTGATAGTGCTAAAGCTTTCAAATTCATCGTAGATGATATTGAGACTAAAATGTCACACGTCAACTTCAAAGAAGTAGCTTCATCATCTGCTGCGTATGCTCTTAAAGATGCATATGATGCTGCTGTACTAGCAACTATGTTTGCTGGTTGTTCAGCTTCATCACCTGACCATATCATTGGTTCAGACAGTGCAACTGCTGACGCAACATTAGGACACGCTACTAACTCTGTAGACCTACTAGGCTCAGACGGAACTGGTGTAGATGCTATCGACCTTATGGCGAGATTCGCTAAACTATTAGACGAACAAAATGTACCTGAAGAAGGTAGATGGTTCGTAGCTCCTCCTTCATTCTATGAAGAATTAGCTAAAGCTGACTCCAAGTTAATGTCTGTTGACTTTAACGCTGGACAAGGTTCTATCAGAAATGGTTTAGTATCAAGTGGTAAACTAAGAGGATTTGACATGTACAAATCTAACAATGTTGCTGCTACATCTAACGCTACTGGTAAATGTATGGCTGGTCACATGTCGTCAACTGCTACTGCTAATACTATTCTTTCAACTGAAGTGTTGAGAGACCCATCATCATTTGGTGATATAGTAAGAGGCTTACATGTCTATGGTGCGAAAGTACTTAGAGATGACGCTTTATGTAGTGCATTCTACGTGATTGACTAAGTTGTCAAACTCGGGGGAGGCTTCGGTCTCCTCCACTTTTTAAGGGATTAAAATGAAAGGTGTAAAACATTATAAAAGAGATGGTACTGAACATAAAGGTGGCTCTCATAAAATGCCTAACGGGGATTTACATTCTGGCAAGACACACGGTAAGACCAGTGTAAAACTTTTTCATTTTAAAGATTTAAGTAAAAAAGCAAAGTTAAAAGCTAAAGGTAAAAAATAATGGCTACAACATATCTTGACATAACAAACGAAGTATTAAGAGAACTCAATGAAGTTCCATTAACTTCTGCAAACTTTACAAACGCTACAGGTATTCAAAAGTTTGTTAAAGATAGTATCAATAAATCTATATTTGATATAGCCAATGAAGAACCACAACTTCCATTCTTTTCTGCAGGAGCTAGTGGAGGCACTGACCCTTTCTATGGTAACGTAACAGTTGCTACAGTTGCAGGAACAAGATGGTACACTCTTAAGTCTGATAGTTCTAGTATTACTACAGACTACTCATCAATAGATTGGGATGACTTTTATGTTACAACAATCAACGTAAGTGGAGAAACAACACCTTATGTCTCTAAAGGTTTAAAGTTTCTTACAAATACAGACTGGACAAGATACTACAGAGACAGTGAGAATGCAGATGATGCAGATACTCAAAACCATGGAGAGCCTAGATTTGTAATCAAGTCTCCTGACAATAGAAAGTTTGGGTTAAGCCCAATACCTGATAAGGTTTATAATATACACTTTTATGCTTTTGTAAGACCGACTGCGTTATCAGCACACGATGACACAATCACTTTACCAGAGCAGTACAGTAATATAATAACAGCTAGAAGTCGTTATTACATTTGGCAGTTTAAAGAAAGCCCACAACAAGCAGCTTTCGCATTGGATGATTATAAGAAAGGTATGAAGTATATGAAATCAAACCTAATGAATCCAGCTCCAAAGTATATGACAGACGATAGAACTTACTTTTAAAATATGGCACGTTCACAACCTTTTACCGTAGCATGTGCAGGTGGCTTAGTAACATCAGCTAACTCAATAGACTTGTTACGTACACCCGGAGTTGCTACAGTTTTACAAAACTTTGAAGTATCTATTGAAGGTGGGTATAGACGTATTAATGGGTTTAGTAAGTTTGGTGCAGGAGATGCAGTTCAACCTACAGGTGGTGTAACAAATATATTAGGTACACAGCCTTATGCAGATGGTGTTGTAGTTACTGCAGGTACTAATATATACTTTACACAAGACGGTATTACATGGATAACAATAAATAGATTATCAGCAGGTAGTGGAGATAATTACTCAACCTTTACAGGTAAAAGTATTGCAGCAAGAACTGGACAAGGACAATGCCAGTTTGCAATGTTTGAAGGTGCTGGACAAGATTACGGAAGTATTATAATAGCTGATGGAGTTAATGAACCCTTTAGTTTTAGAATGGAAGGTACAGGAAACTTAAGTACTAGAACATACTTTACAGAAGAAATAACAGTTACAGGTACTAAAGGTGTACAGTTTATTACAGCTCATGACCATCATTTAATAGCTGCTGGTGTAACTGATAATGAAAATACAGTTTACTATAGTGTTAATAATGACCCTACATCTTTTAGTGGTACTGGTGCAGGTGCAGTAACTATATCAGATAAGATAGTAGGTATTAAAGGTTTCCGTACAGACTTATTTATATTTTGTGAAAACAGTATTCATAAACTTATAAACATTAATAATTCAAGTACAGTAGCAGTAGTACCTGTTGCTGAAAGTGTAGGATGTTTAAGTGGCTACAGTATTCAAGAGATTGGTGGTGATTTAATATTTTTAGCACCTGATGGTTTAAGAACAGTTGCTGGTACATCAAGAATTGGTGACGTTGAGTTAGGTACAGTTAGTAAATCAATACAGCCTATTATAACAGAGTTAGCACAAAATGTCAATGAATATACAATAAGTAGTGTAGTATTGAGAGAAAAATCACAATATAGATTATTTTATAGTGATACAGACTTGACAAATGCTTCACAAAAAGGTATAATAGGTACATTAAGACCTAATGGTTTTGAGTGGTCTGAAATGTTAGGTATGGAAGTTACATCTATAGGTTCAGGATTTGATACCAACGGTATTGAAAAATATTATCATGGTGATACAAACGGTTATGTTTATTTACATAACTCAGGAGATAATTTTGATGGTGCTGCAATAGATGCAAGATATCAAACACCTGATTACGATTATGGAGACTTTGGAACTTTAAAAACTTTACACTACGTTAAACTATCAATAGGTCCAGAGAATGAAGTACAGCCTTCAGTAAGGGTTAGATTTGATTATGATAGTAACGAAACACCACAACCCGAAGATTATTTATTAGACAGCGTACCAGCTCCATCAATATTTGGTACAGCTTTATTTGGCACTGCAAAGTTTGGAGCATCTGAACAGCCTTTAGTTAGGTTAGCATTACAAGGTAGTGGTTACTCTAATAGCTTTAGAATATTAACAAACGATACAAACGCACCATACACAATAAACGGACTATACATAGATTACATTCCATCAGGTAGGAGATAAACACAATGGCAGGTTACACAAGACAAAGTACATTCGCAGACGGAGATACAATCACTGCTGCACTATTTAATAATGAGTACAACCAAGTTTTAAATGCTTTTAGCAATACAGGTGGTCACAAACATGATGGCACTGCAAACGAAGGACCAGTTATAGGTATTATTGGTGATGCAGGAGAAACTTCTCCAAACAATAAAGTCTTAATAGACACAACAAATAATTACATTGAATTTTATGTACAAGTATCAGGTTCTTCTGTACAACAGTTATACATAGCAGATGGAGCTATAATACCTGTTACAGACAGTGATGTTGACTTAGGTACAACGGGTTTAAGATTTAAAGACGCATACATTGACACAGTAACAACAACTGGTAATGTAGCAGTAGGTGGTAATCTAACAGTTACAGGTACAACTACTTTTAACGGTGGTACAATCACTATGGGTGATGCGGCTACTGATAACGTAGTCTTTGGTGCTGATGTTGATTCAAACATTATACCTGATGATGATGACAGCTATGACCTAGGTAGCTCTACACAAGAATGGAGAAACTTATACATAGACGGTACAGCACATATAGATACACTAGACGTAGATGTAAATGCTACTATTGCAGGAACTCTAGGTGTTACAGGCGTACTAACGGGTACAAGCTTAGACATCTCTGGAGACATTGATGTAGACGGTACTACTAATCTTGATGTTGTGGACATTGATGGTGCAGTTGACATGGCTACAACTCTTACAGTTGGTGGTGAAATAGCAGCAGCAAGTTTAGATATATCAGGCAACGTAGATGTAGACGGTACACTTGAAACAGATGCACTATCTATAAATGGTACAGCAGTTACAAGTACTGCAGCCGAATTAAACCTTTTAGACGGTAAAGCTTTCCTTGACGAAGATAACATGGCATCTAATAGTGCTACAGGTATTGCTTCTCAACAATCTATTAAAGCTTATGTAGATACACAAATTACTGCAGAAGACTTAGACATTACTACAGACAGTGGAACTATTGCAATTGACTTAGATAGTGAAACATTAACTGTATCAGGTGGTACAGGTCTTGATAGTTCTGCAACAGGTAATGCAGTTACTTTAGCAATTGATAGTACAGTAGTAACTCTTACAGGTTCACAAACTCTTACAAACAAATCACTAACTGCTCCTACGCTTACAGGTACTGCTGTAGTAGCTTCACTAGACATCTCAGGCGATATAGACGTAGACGGAACTACTAACCTAGACGTAGTAGATATAGATGGTGCTGTAGACTTTGCATCTACAACTGCTCATGCAGGTAATGCAACTTTTGCTGACAGTGCTAAAGCTATCTTCGGAGCAGGTTCAGATTTACAGATTTATCACGATGGTAGTAATAGCATTATAGATGACGCAGGAACAGGTAATTTATTTATTCGTGGGACAAATATAAACATACAAAACCTAGATGCCGACCCTGATGAAAATATGATTACTGCTGTAGCAAACGGAGCGGTTACTCTTCTTCACAACAACGCAGCAAAACTAGCCACAACCTCAACAGGTATAGACGTTACAGGTACAGCCACTATTGATGGAGGTTCATCAGAAAATACAGTTTTAACATTAGATTCAAGCACTGCTAACACCTATCTTAAAATAACTGATTCAAACTCTACTAATGGAGCATTTATTGGTGCGACTACTAATGATTTAAATTTTTATCCAAATAATGTTTTGTCTGCAAAGTTTGCTGCTGGAGGAGACATCTCCTTCTACAACGCAGCAGGTTCTAGCCAAGCTCTATTCTGGGATGCAAGTACTGAACGATTGGGTATTGGAACGACTAGTCCTAATCAAAAGTTAAATGTATCAGGTGGCAGAAGTTATTTTGGTGCAAACAACGAAGCATACGCTATTGGTGTTGGATATAACGGAACAAGAACAGCAGCTAACCAAAATTATTTTATTGGTGCTACAGATGCAACAGCTCCCGACTTGCAGTTTTCAAATTCAGATGGCGGAGAAAAAGTAAGAATTACTCATGCTGGAAATGTTGGAATTGGAACGACTAGTCCTACAGGTATAACTTCAGGTGTAACATCTTTAAGCATAAGTGACACAGGTTCAAAAGGAAACGGAGATAAAAACGGAGTTTTATCTTTTAAAACTGATGATGCAAGTTATACAAATACTTACTCTGATGGAGTTACTGCTGAAATAAATTCAATATCTGAATCTGGAACAGGTGCAGCATATGGTCTAGGCTTTGTTACTGGAACTATAACAAGTTCAAACAGAGCTGAAAGAGTACGTATTAGTGCTACAGGAGATGTTGGAATTGGAGTTACTGCTCCTGCTCAAGCACTTGATGTATCAGGAAATATTTTATCAAGAGGAACTTCTACAGAAGATAGATTTATTGAAATTGGTACAGGCAGAAGTGGTAATGGCTATGCTTTTTTTGATTTAGTTGGTGATGCTACTTATACAGATTATGGTTTAAGAATTATTAGAAACAATAGTGGAGCTAATACAACAAGTGTTATTCAACACAGAGGAACAGGAACTTTAGGATTACTAACGCAAGAAGCAGCACCTATCCACTTTAGCACATCAAACACAGAAAGAATGCGTATTACAGACGATTCGGTTGGAATTGGAACGAGTGTATTTACAAATTCTTACAAAACATATATTGAAGGTCTTGACCAAGACACAGCAAACCTTACAGACTCAGGAAATCACGGAGCTACTTTATATTTAAGAGCTACCGCTAATGCAGCAGGTAGTGGTGGTGCTGTAGCTTTTGGTACTACCTTTGGAAATAAAACACCTTTTGCAGCTATAAAAGGTCATGTTACAGATGGTGCTACTAATACAGTAGGAGATTTATGTTTCTCTACTAGGGCAAGTGTCTCTGCTACAGCTTTAACAGAAAGAATAAGACTTTCAGCATCAGGCAAAGTTGGAATTGGAAATAGTAGTCCAACAAGAAATTTGGTAATTCAAACATCCGACCAAACTGATGTAGCAATTATTGCAGCCAATGACCAAAATTCAATATTAAATTTTGGCGATACTGATGATGATAATGTAGGAAGAATACAATACAATCATGCTACAAACTTAATGACCTTCAGAACTAATACTGCTGATGCTATGCATATAAACTCATCAGGCAATGTTGGAATTGGAACGA